TTATAAGGTCAACTGATCCTTCAGGTAATGTTTTCATCACCTCAACACAATCCCCATTTATTATTTTTCCTGTTTCTATCATATTCTTAAATTATTGTTGTTAACATTTGTGCCACTTTATAACCTGTGAAAGCTCCGGCTGCTGCAGATCCAGGTAAAACGATAAACTTTCCAAGTATTGTGTCATATTTCTTTCTATTTACAATATAAGAAATCAATATGTAATAAACAATATAATTGATTAAAACAAATAAGTCCAGTTCTTTTGAAACAAAAACAACAATTGAATTTCCTAAAAAACCCCAAATAAAATTGATTAAAGTTTCTCTCATCAATTCGTTTGGTGTTGTTATTGCATCTAAGACGTTAATCTCTCGATTCAGACTTGATTTTTTGTTTGAGTTGTTCGATGTGGTGGTCGAGATACCACTTTGCTTTGAGTAAATCCTCGAGTTCTTTGTTTTTTCCTTTTTTTCCTGCACGACTAATATATTTTATTGTATTTCCTAAACTAAATCCTAATTCCCAAGCATCTATCACTTTGATTGCTTCATATTCATTATTTTTTCCTCCGTAATGATCCGGGTGATTTACTTGTTCTTTATTATTTTCCATAACTTATTTCCAAAATAATTGTATTACTAATATTCCTAATGCTAATACCAAACAAACGATTGTTTTTAACGTCAATGGTTCTTTAAATATTAACCAACTTAACCATGTGAATACGACAGCTCCAATACTAAACCCAATAAGTCTTGACGGCCACATTTGACCATCAAAGGCTATTACCATATTCTTAACTGAATACATAAATAACATTGAAATTGGCATTCCCATTAAAACCAAAAACCAATAATGATTTTTGAACCATTCATATTTTAAAGGTCCTTGTAGTTGAAAAAATGTTCCTATTTGAGCAAAAAACCCAAAAATAATTCCAACCACAAGTGCGACAATATTTGTCATTAATTTTTCTCCTCTCTATATTCTTTCAACAAATCTTCGTTTGACATGGTTCCATATTTACCATTCAAACCTTCCATATCAACATCTTTATTTATTATTGTCTTTACATCATAAATCTGTTGAGTTGTATCCAATGATTTAACAATTTCACGAATGATTTTATATGGATCGGCATTTGATCCTGGTCTTCTATCTTCAACATAACCTTCCCAATTTTCTGCGGTGTCTTTTGGAACTCTAATTGATGCTCCACGATCAGACACACCCCAACTGAACTTATTTATTGATTGAGTTTCATATTCACCGGTAAGTCTTAAATGATTTCCTGATCCATACGCTTTAATGTGATCGTTATGTCTTGCTTCAAATGCGTTGAATAGTGACATAAAATACTCTTCGTTTCCTTCATATCTCATAATACCCGTTGAGAAGTTTGTATGAAGACCTGATCCATTCCATTCTCCGTGAGTTAATGGTTTTGGGTGAAGTTCAATATGGTATCCGTATTTTTCAGCAATCTTAAATAAGAAATAACGAGTCATCCAAAGATCATCACCACCTTTATGTTTCCCTTGCGAGAACACTTGATATTCCCACTGACCTAATGCTACCTCAGCGTTTATTCCTGTAAGGTCAATTCCATAATTTAAACACATGTTCAAATGTTCGTCAACAAATGGACGACCCACCACATTATGCCCAACTCCACAATAGTATTCACCCTGTCCTTTTAGAATGTTTCTTTTATGACCCAAAATATTACCATTAATTTCTTCACGAATAAAATACTCTTGTTCAAAACCAAACCAAAGATCTTCATGACCTTCAGTAATTTTTGATCTATAATTTGTTTCATGTGGAGTTCCATCAGAGTTTAATACCTCACACAAGACATAAACCGTTGATTGCATATCTTGAATATAATGTCTTACAGGTTTTAATAAAAGATCTGATTTTTCGGTATTTGCTTGTCCTGTTGATGATCCGTCAAAGTTCCACACCGGAAAACTATTGTCCAAAAATGCGGTGCTAATTGAATTGTAATCAACAATTTTAACTTTACTTCTAAGGTTCGGTTCTGGTTTATACCCGTCTAACCAGACATATTCTAGTTTAATTTTCATTTTTTATATGTTTTCGGATTTTATTTTCAATATATAACCTTCTGATTTTTTTACCTAACTCGGTATCATTTGGTGTTTCTTTGATAAGTTTTTCTAAAACTTTTCTAATTTCTTTTTCCATATTATTTTCTAATACTTTCTTCTTTTTTTGTTTGTAATATTAGTCCTGCGATTCTTCTTTTAAACATTGGAAGTAAAGTTTCATTTATTGGGAAAATTCCACTTGATTCCATTTGAAAAATGGGACTTGTTTTTTTGTCCACACTTGTGAACGAAGAAAATGTATTTATAATTTTTGGTATTGTCAAATCGTTTAATTGATCGTTATATATCAAATTAACATTTGTCATTTGTTGGGGATTGGTTTTGGTTTCTTTCTTTATTGAATACTCCCACACATAATGTTTTTTTTCGTGGTCAATAAAATAAAAAAATCCTTTGGGGTTAGTTATATTCTTTTTGTTTCTTCTTATTTTCATATCCAAAGAATCAAATACAATTGTCCATACAGATTTTGCAATATTGAAATATTCCATTATTCTTGGTGCCGAATACGATAAAATTTGTCTAAACTCTTTTTGTTCGTCTTCTGTTAATTTTGGCATTTCTTTAATTTTAAGATCTTTAACCAAAATTTCGTCATCAATATTTATCAATTTTTTATCTGTGTAAATAATTTTTTGATCTCTAATCAATGCTTGGATATTCATTAAATGTAATGACAATTCTATGAAGCCAGGATATAACTCAAGATTATCAAGTTTTTCACCCATTTTTTGAAAATAAGACAGTAATTTATACTCCTTATACTCACTATCAATTGGTTTTTCAAACATCCAATCTGTGTTCAATAAAAATTCAATTTTTTTTCTTCTTGCCATATGTTTTAAAACATACAACAAATTGTTTGACAAATAAAGACCTAAGAGACCCTCAATACATAATACTCGGTTCCATTTATGTTATATGTATCGTAGTCTCCATCGTAAGAGTTAAGTATTGAACCATATCCATCTGAACTAATTACCGTGTTTACAATTTCATCAGTATCGATAAAATCCATAATAAAGTCTTTATCGTAACCATATATACCAATAAAACCTTTTATATCGTCTTCATATTCACTAACTCTATCGTTTATTTCGTTTTCAATTAAACTTTCATCGTAATCACCTTGAGGATCATCTTTAATTTCTTGAATGGTTTCTTCTAAACCTTCAATTTTTAACTCAAGAGCTTCGTATTGGTCATCAGGTAAATCTTCATTTTCTAATCTTTTATTTAAAGAGTCTAAGGTTAGTTGAAGTTGTTGAACCTGTCTCATTTGTTGTTGTGTTAGTTCTAATGGAATATCATAATTATCAGGATCGTCTCTTATTATGTCATCGTAAAAATCATATAACCAACTTCTCCAACTTTGTGTATCTAAAGCACCTTCAAAAACCCACTCTGAAAACGCCTCAATTCCCATGTCGTCTAACATTTGTTCAACCGCAACTTTTGCTGCGTCATCGGCTTCCTCTTCTGTATAAACATCATAAGTATTAGAATTAAATCCATTACCACCTCCCAACCATTCGTATTGTTTTCCATACCCATAGGTCGCTCTTCCACTTGGGTAAATATAATACTTGTCTTCGGGAACCTCATTTCCTTCTTCATCTTCAACCGTGTCAACATCACCATTTTGTTCTAAGTATTCATATAGAGCTTCAGTTCTTTCTGAATCGTCATCTTCATTTTCAACATCCCATTCACCTTCTTGTCTTTTTTCATCTAACTCAGCAAGTTTTTGATCCAATTTTGCTTGTTCCTTTATTTTCCACATAGAAGATCCATAGTCAGATACATAACTATCAACAGTAATTCCATTTAAGTTTGGGACGTTCGTGCCAGAGATATCAAGTCTTCCCATTACTCTTACAACACCGGTAAGTGGTCCAATATTTTTATACTTACTAACATTTAACGGACCTGTAATTACAATACCTTTACCTCTATATGGTTTAAGTTTTGATATTCTTTCTGCAATACCTCCAACATCATCCAATAACTCTAAATAATCTTGTGGGGATATAGATACAAGGTTATCATCTTGTTCTAAAATATAATTTTTAAAAAACTTTTTTAATGACATATGTTATAAATATACGAATAAAATATAATTGATTTTTTTTATTTAGTGATTAAAGTTTAGTTAGTTGATATTTATAGATAAATAAACCACTTAAAAATAATTAATATGGGCTGCGGATGCAAAAACAAAGGACAGGCACAACAACCTCAAACTCAAACACAAACTCAACAACAAGCGTCTCAAACAAACGCTCAGACAAAGTCTAATGTTCAAGAGAATGTGAAAAAAGTGATTTCAAAATATTATAGAAGATAATATTTGTTGTGTGAAAAATTATAGGTGTTCTAATCGGACACCTTTTTTTTTATTTGATATTTATTAAAGGTATGAGTTTAGAAAGAGTAAAGAATTTAATTCAGTCATTTAACGATGGTGACTACGATGATGATATTGAACCGTATTTCAACACCTTAATGAATTTTTTAAACTTTGTTAAAAAATATGGTTTATTAGATGAACTTGATTTAGGACAAATATCATCAAGAGAGTTTGATGATGAACTTTTTAACTTCTTTGAAGAAAACGGTATTGTATCAAACATGGATTATGATAGTATGCCAGAAGAATTCAAAAATAACTTTTTACTTTATGGTTTAGAAAACAACTATGAAGACACAATGTGGTTTATTACAAATAATCTTATTACTGATGTAATTATTAAACCTGACGGGTTTTATCTTAAATTAAGAGATAGAGAAGAATTAGAAATTCTTTTTTGTGGTGGAAGACGAGGTGACGGTGCCAGAGATGTTGCAAAAATTGTTTTAAGTGAAGATGGTTTAGGTCATGAATGGTATTATGACAATTATGTAAAACCGTATCAAGTTGTTGATGAACTGGATGAAGCAAACATTACAACACTTAAAGATATTATTTTTAAAGAAATCGGAGATATAGAATTGTCTTTAGAAGATTACAACTCTGACTTTTTTGAAGAACTTTCTGAAGAACAAGGAACTGAAGGTTATTTTAGAATTAGAGCTCAGGACTTAAATGGTTTAGTAAAAGATGAAGAGGCCTTTAACGAGTTATGTAAAAATGATTTAGACGAGTTAGGTCAAAATTTAAAAAGTTTATATTGGAACTCTGAAAATCTTGCATATGAAGATGAGGTATACGATTTAGTTTATGGTGGTTTAGAGGAATACTTTGAAGGTAAAATTAGTGAAGTTCCAAGAGAAGTTACTAAAACTGATGGGTCTAAAGTAACTAGATATGATAGTTACATAAAAATCAGAAATTACCAAAACATAATTAAAACATTTTTAGAGAATAATAAAGGAGGCGCATATAGTGATTCTCATTTAGAATATTATGGTGGTTTTATAGAATTAATGAATTTTATGATGAATAACGACGATATTGATTGTATTGATTTTAGAGTTCCTGATTATCCTGATTGGAATAGAACAAGTAAGAATATTAACGAAAACTTCTCTGAATACCTCTAACTATTTATAGTTTCATTTATTTCTCATATACATTTTAAAAACCAAAAATATGAGAAAATTAGAAAAAAACACAAGACGGTATTTTGTAAATCTATTTGCCGACTACATCTTATCTAAATTCGACAAATCAGAAAACACAATTATTCAAGTAACAGACTTTGAAAACTTTGTTGTTGTAAATGGTCAAACAACAAGTTCAAATGTTTTAGAAATGCTTGAACTAAAATCTGAATTTATTGAGTCAAATAAAGAATTATTTAATTCTTTGGATAAGAAGGATCTGAATGTAATTGATATTATCAAATACGATCAAGAAATAACAGATCTAAAACGAGGATGGATCAACGTAAACAAATCTTTATATGTTGATCAACGTGATCCCATTTCAGAGATAAACATTTCATCAGAATTTCCATATGGACATAGTTTAGGGTGTGGAAGAGGAATGTTTTACTACTCACACTATATCTTTAATCACATGTATTCTTTATTGGGTGTAGACAAGTTATATTTTCATTATTCAAGTGAACTTGATAAAAATGAAGACTACGATATTAAAGTTGTGTCTGATTCAAGATATTCAAAAAGTCAAATCACCAATCTT